ACTCTTTATTTACATCCACGCAGTAGAATCTCCCTTCTGGGTGTTTCTCCTTGCAGAGATCGACGAATTTGTCGCTTATATCCAGCCCGATATATTCGTTCTCGTTTAAGCCGGCTGAAATAAGATGAGAATATAGTAGCCCTGTCCCGCACCCAAAATCAAGTATTGTTGCCGGCTCTGTGCTTCTTATTATGCCCAGCATTACGTCAAATCTAGTTTTTAGCTCAGACATATCTGGCCAGTCTACGCCGAGATGGCTATCGCCATGTGTTTCGAGACATTTTTCATAATACCTTTGTATACTAAGATATTCGTCCAATCGCGACTCCGATTTTTATTTTGTTGTGTTCTTTTTCTTAGTCTTGCGAATTGGTGTTGTTTTGGGAGCATCATAAACGCTCGTACCTTTTTTGCGGGCGACTTTCTTGGTAACAGTCGACTGTGTAGCGGTTTCTACCACTGGTTCTGTTTCGATGGCAGTTTCCACTACCGGCTCAATGATCGGCGCGGCGGCAACGGTCTGTGTTTCCACAGTAGGGGTCACTTGGGTTGCTGCAGCGGCTGCTCGCTTCTTGGCGCGGGCAGCATTTTTCAATCTCAATCTTTTACGGGGGTTCATAGTAATTCTCCTTGGGGATAACGTAAATAGTTTGCCCGGGGGCAAAAATCTCAAAAAATTGCCGGGGAAAAAATTTGGCAGATCGACATTTTCAAAAAAAGCCCCCAATCTCAGAGAAAGAAGGGGACTAATCAAGATTTGAATTTCAAGAAGCTTTTATGAGGTTTGAGTGATGATATCATTAACGATTCCACTAACGTACCAATTAGTGCCGTCGCTCCAGAATTCTAATGTATCACCTAGAGCTGCATTTGAATTGTGCAATGTTAAGGCACTTTTATCGCTTATGCCAACTCTTGCTACCGTAGCACCGTTCGTATTGTGGTGATAGCCACCTTGTAACTTTGAACTTCCCCCGTTTATCACGTGTGCCACTGCCGTGGTAGCAACAAATCGGAAACTTATGCCCGCGGCTGGTGTTGGCAACGTCACAGTTGAGGCATCGCTGCCGCCCATGTTAACAATAGCCCCTGAATCATCAGAGGTCAAAGTACGTGTGGCACCGGAACCAGTTAAGGAAATTACCTGCTTCAACCCACCCTTTAAGGTTGATTGATTTAACTGTAATTCTCTTTTGAGATTTTGAATTAGGGCTTGCGTTCTCGCTAAGCCTACTCTTTTACTTCCCATAGTTTAAAACCCTCCATTTATAATCATGTTAAAAACATTATGGTGAACCTTTCGATTCGTCTGTAATTAGTTTTGGGATAAACAAAGACCCCCGCCTTTTTCAAGACGGGGGGCTTTAATTTTACATTTGCTTAGGTTTTGCAACTCACAGCTAACAAAAGTTAACTATTAAGTAGTAGAACCTGACTCGCCAATGAGTCCGCGGACGATAACAAGACCGTACATATCAGGACGCACCATCTTCTTGGCATAGCGCGTCATGACTCCCTTACGGGGTACGAAGTCTTCTGGTCCGAAGATCGTAGGAGTGGTTTGCAGCGGCACGTATGGTGCGTACACATATCCACTTTCAAGGAAAGAGGATCCGCGACGTCCAACAAGAATCAAGTTCTTTTGGAAGTAAGGATCAACGATAACGTCAAACTTCTTACTCAAAGAACCGACCTTGACCGAACCAATAGAACCTCGATCGTCGTCATGAGTGACGGAAGCGCGGAATCCAGCGGTGAACTCAAGAATGTTGGCAACTTCAGGTCCGCAGACGATGAAGTTAGCACCACCCCGAAGAGTCTTACGGTGGATAGCGGCAGATACATCATTGATGGTCTCTGCAAGGGTCTCATACCACTCTGATACGGTACCGGTGAAGTCCGGAGCCGCAGAGCTAGCGCCAATTTCAGCACCAGTTTCACGGTTAACGAACAGTCCCGGAGAACGCGACCAGAAGTATGTAGCACCAGTCGCACCATTAACGAGATCGGCAAGAATCTCACGATCAATTTCAAGAGCAATTTGCTCCGAAAGGATCGAGGTCAACTCAACCTCGGCATCAAGGTTGTGGTAGGCGTTAAGGTCTTGACCTAACTCCGGAGTCCACTTAGCCTTGAGCTTCTTCGTCATGGCGGTGACAGCCACAGAATCGACCTTAATGTCGATCTCAGGAATCTGAGTACTACCCTCAAGTCCCCACTCGGTTGTACCAACGATGGCACCCATAGAGCTAGCTACCGCATCAAAGTCATCAGTCATCGGAACTTGAACCGCAATTGGGTTCTGTTCAGTAACTGCACCAACACTCGATGACTTCGCTACAAGATAGTAACGAATACCCTCAACTCCACTGGCAGCATCTGCAGCAGAGACGATTTGAGTGAGGCGGCGGACCTGACGGACAGAGCCTGACCAATTTGGAGTAAGACCACCGGCGACAGCACCAGACAGGCACGTATCAACGTTGGTAATCTTAAACGCAGACAAGTTGTTGAAGTCTGCTTGGGCATTAGCATAATCTGTGCTCTTGTCAACCTCAAGAACGATAACCTTGTACGAAGTGCCACTACCAGAAAGAGCAAGAAGATCGGCATCAAAGTCGATCAGCTTCAAGTTGCTTTCAGTTGCAGGGTTGTCGTCCAAGTCGAACTGAGCCTTGACCACGTACTCGTCGAGCGCGCTCTGGGCGGAACCCGTTGGAGAGCCGTACGCGTAACCACGCCCGGAAATACGAGGACCACCGAGATCAGCACTAGATGACTGAACAAGGTCAACACCACCGGTGATTTGGGAACCAACCTGATCAGTACCATAAATGGACTTATTGGCTGTGTTACCAAACCGTTGGGTTTGGGTGTCCTTGTCTCCCGGTCCGCCAAGATCTGGCGAGAACAAGAAGTCAAGGAAGAAAATGAGACCCGATGGGAGACTCATTGGCTGAACACTAACTAATTCGTTAGAAATTAAGCCTGCGAAAACACGACGGACGATCGGGAATGCGACGGCTGCGAAACCTTCGACATCACCAGCTGCCATGCTGCTGTTCTCGCGGAGAAGCTCTTTAGCTTGGTTCTCAAGCAAACGAGCCATGGATGATCTTTGGCGACCATCATTCAGACCTTCAAGAAGTCCCGTCTTTTCCCACTTGGAAAGAAGAGCGGATCCTTCGGCCTGCATATCACGATTGACAATACCTTCTGTCAATCTTCCAATAATACTAGACATTTAAATTACCTCCTTAAAATTGTAATTGGTTTATTCTATTCCAGCTAGTCTCTTCATACGATCCGAAAACGGATCATGAGGAGTTGACTCTTTACGAGTCGCACGAATAACAGAGGAACGACTTCCGATTGCTTCGCTCAGTGATTGTGGACCGCGCTTAGGTGCAGCCTCCACTGTGCTTTGAAGTGTCTCGTGAATCATTTTTGCTTCCGTGACTGAACCAGCATTAGAAATAGCTTCGACAATTTTATCTTTTTGCCGCTCATTTAAGGAGGTATTTCGTAAAACACGGTTCGTGTAAAGCAAGCGAGCGTTGGAAAGATTTACATCTTGTAAACTTTCTTTAAGCTCTTGAATTGCTTGCTTATATTGTGAATTGTGCTCGGTGAGTTGGTTATTTTCGAAAACCAACTCTTCTTGAGCTTTCTTCAAATCTTTTAATTCTTCTTCGACGTCGGTGCTGCGTCTGTGGGCTAATGCTTTCTCGATTTCCCACTTCATACTTTCGGAGGAGCGACCAGCCCAACCAGAAAGAGTGGCACCCATGTCCACTGTAAGCTTTTCTGCGATAGCATCAACAAGCTCATCCAGATTGGCGTCGTCGGCGCTCTCCGACTCTTCTAATCCAGCTTTTGTCATTGCATCAGCGTCGGCTTCTTCCGCTGCAGCAGAGCCAGCAAGGGCTGCGGCGCTCGAATTGCCAGTGGCAGACTCTTCGTCAGCCTCTTCCCCGGCAAAAGAGCCGGGATCGTTGACTTCTTCTAACTCGTCATCGTCGAGTATTTCTGAAAGGTCAACTTCAATCTCTTCGGACTCTTCTAGTCCTTTAATTGCTTCTTGGAGGGCACCTAAATCGATATTCAACTCTACTGGGGCGCCGGCGTCTGGAAAGCCTCTAAGGTTCTCGCCATCTAAATTATTAAAACCGTCGGTGGCGGCGAGCGGAACATTGTCTTCGGCGTCAATAGGCTCTGTGGTACCTGTTTCTTCGCCCATCTCTCCTTCAGTTGCTTCCAATCCGGCATCGAGTTCCGGTGCAGGCTCTTCTCCGGCAGCGGGCTCCAGATCGCCTCCCAATTCTAAATCCAAATCGTCTTGTTCCAACATGCGATCTAAAGTTTTCTTTACCTCTTGGGAATATTTTTCAATAACCATGGTTTCTGCATTTTTTAATGCTGCAGCGCGTAAAGCTTTTGCGTCTACAATAGCCTCGCTAAGTAAGTTAGACATATATTAACTCCTAAAATGACATTAATTCAGGAATAAATAGTTTCCAGACTCACAAAAGTCCATTTTTTAAAGCACCTCGCCATTAGTATTACTATAGCGGCAAATAAAGATCGACAGCTAAGCCTTCGACGTTTCGATCGCCGCTCTTGTTTATGTCACTTACGATAAGAGACCATGAGAGTCCATTGTCCGTGCTTCTTAAAATATCTCCGCCGTTTTTGCCGTCAGAGCCCACATACCATGTGCCTGTACCGTCTGTGCAGATAGCGTTTGTATTGCCTCCGGTGTCGGGCAGTGTTTGGCGGCTCCCGGTAACTACACACGATGTTCCATCTACATTAACTGCAAGACTGTTACCCTTATCGATACACACGACTCGCCCGTTGCCAGCGGCGCATCTTTGCGTATATGTACCATGAATGGAATTGGAACCATCTGTTAAATGAACTCGGCTACCCCAAGTGGTAGTATCACTAGCAGCAGCCGATATAACGGAGGCTTGCCCGTTACTCGAACTGTCATCATATTTATATAAACACATCACACTGCTGTTTGTGAAAACTAAATCTCTAATCATACCAGCAGATGAATCTCCCACATCGAGAGTATGCTCTAATGCCCATGTTGCCGCATCGTCTGAGGATTTATAAATTTTGCTTCCGACGCCAAACCACCATCTACCCTCTCCGTCGCTGGTGAGCGCCTTAATATCATTGGCTCCCGGATCGGCAATGTCGGTCAGACCTGTGAGGTCGATCGACGACCATGTAGATCCGTCTGTAGAGCGCCATATTTTGCGAGTCGGAGTGGTGATATTACCGGCGGTAACCCACACATCATTGCCCCAAAGCACTGTCCATTGTTGAGGGCCAACCGCACGATTTGTCCAGCTATCTTTGTCATCAATGAAATTGGCATTCGTAGAATCGTAAACGCACTCACTAGAAGCAACTCGAATTGCCACCCAATGAGCTTCGCCGCTAGCGTCTTTTCCATAAGCAACATCTATTAGATCCCATGACTCGGCGCCTCCAGCCAGAGAATACGCATTGCTTTGATATTTGGACTTGTTGGTTATATCATCCATTCCGACATAAGATATATAAGCATTATCCATGGCGACGATTAATTTTGACATAACCGGTGCACGGAGCACTCCATTGATGCTATAAATCGATGCGTCTAACACACTATCATAAGAAGTCATGTTGCTCGCGCTGACAGAGTTGACAGAAGTATAATTAGCCATTATTTTATAACCATGTAGTCCGGACTAGGATTGAAGTAGATAACATTAGCAGTAGGAGAACAGGTCCCCACTACTCTTAATATTTCGCCGCTACTAGAGGGAGCAATCGTTGTGAGATAACCGCTTCCTGTGATGTACACGGTGGCGCCAATAGTAAAGCTCCCTTCAAATTCAAGGTATGTGTTGTAGTCAAAGAATCCGCGCAGTAGCATACCGTCGGAGGATGGCGACGTTCCCAAAGCGGTAGCCAACATTCCCAAACCTCCTGATGCCGCCACGGCATTAGTGACCTCGTCCCATTCTCCGTTACTATGTAGATAGTATGTCTTGCCTTTGGTCGTCGTACCGGTTCCGAAGCCTACAACCTCGCCGCTGCCTTCGTTGTTAGCCAAAGAAACTGCAGTATAGCGCGTGTTTCCATAAAAAGCAGAAGCTGATATATTTGTTGAGGCGGATATATTTCTAAATTGCGAATCCCCATAAGAATCTATCTGAGCTACTCCGTCACCACTATTGTTTCTAATTTGAACTTTTGTGGAGCCGGCATCGTCTCCAACCTGTATTCTTATGTCCTTGTTGTTGGCGCTATTTCTGATTTGCATGTGCACGGTCGACGCCTTAATTTGAGCATGGCCGCTATTTGATTCGGCTATTTCAAATAAATTGTTTGCAGTATAGAGAGCAGATGAGGAAATATTCAAAGAAGATGAAACATTTCCTATCACTTTTAAATTCGTGTCATCCCAAACAAAGTTTGAAGAAGCTCCGAAATCGGTACCGCCGTTGTTGAATTGAATCTGGGTGTCACTGCCTGCAGCAGATGTGCTGCCGCCGGCGGTCAATTCCACGCCATTAGCATAAAATGCGGCACCCGAAATATTAAGAGAACTTGAAACGTGCGTTTTATTGATGACAGTGCCATTCGTGTCGATAATCACGTCCGTCAGCGTTGAGTTGTTCATGTCCAACTCTCTTCTTAAATTTTCAATTAATGCCTGTGTTCTAGCCAAGCCGATACGGCGCGATCCCATTTTATATCCTCCACTTGATATGTTATATATAGCACTGTAAAATGGAAGATTCCCGTATTATATACCAGCCTCTTCGGAGTACATTCGATAAAGCCTCTCTTTTTTTCTAATCTCTAAAATAAGGGAATATTAGAATTATATTTTTTATGTCCCTTTTGAGGCAATCACCCACCAATTTGCACCATCAGATTGGAGTGTTCGTGACGAGTAGTTCATCTTTATGGTCATTTCTGAATTAATATCAATATTGGCTTCGAGTGATTTGACAATAACGAGTCCGGATTTGATGCTGTATTTATTAGCGCTAGCCTTCTTGATGACAAGTATTCTTCCAACGTTGTTGCATGCAGGTGGTAGTGTGATAATTGTCTTATCTTTTTTGTGACCGTTAGTGTCACACAATATAGTATAATCACGATCGCCTATCTCGTACTCACTGTCGGAAATCATTTTAATATTTTTAGTAACGGCCCCGCCCATGGCGACGGACTCTTCAACAGACAGGTGAGTAGTCTTTGTTTTTCCTTCAACCTTAAGTAAGTTATTTTTTGTATCATAAGATAAAGAAGGAGTGGCAGTAAATCCATTGTGATCTTTAATTTGTATCTCATATGGCGCGCCGGCAGGGGCTGGTGCCTTTCCTTTAATATAGTTTTCGTACAAATTTTGTAATGTAGTGTTGTATGTTCCTCTTCGAGAGACATCAGAAACCAGCATTACATCCGTATCGCTTAAATTTTGACCATCGGTAGATATGTTTTTTGCTATAAGAGGGTCTACGGTTAGCGCCTTGTTGACTATAGACAAGCCACAAGATGAGTCGAGTGCAATATGCAACCCACTTTCGTTTGCTACCAAACCTTGCGATGTTTTTATTTGAAGCGATCCTCTTATATTGTGTAGACCATGGGCATGATCTATGTGGTTGGCTTTAATTGGTTTGGTGAATTTGTTGTTTGGAATATTTGTTAATCCCTCTCCGGAGCCAGTAAACTTTCTAGCTCGGATGTCTCTTGTCACTAACTCTTCGCCATCAAATGTTAATAAGGTTTCCGCGCGGAGAGTTGTATCTCCTTGTGATATTAACACGCATCCCGGGCCGCCACCGCGTATTTCACGAACTGCCACATCTTTTAAAGTTGCGCATGGGCTCTGTGCGTCTGTATCATAAAAAGCGCTCGCACTCAGTGTATTTTTAAAAACCTTGACGCCACCAATTTCCTGATCGGTGTGTTGGGCAACCGCACCGTCAACTGTGCCTTTTAAAACATTATAAGCCATATTTTTCCCTCTTCATCAATAAATAGATTCTCCTTGCGTAAACTCTTAAATAAAAAGATGCCCCCCCACAAGGGGGAGGCACCAAAAGGATACTGTAACCCAAACAATAAGTTTAGATTAGAAGATTCTCCAAGTATCAGCAGCAACGTACTTAATGGAAACAGCAGAATATGCGGAATTCATTGTGATAGCAGTTTCACCATCAATGGTTTGAGAACCAGCGCGCGCAATTGTAAGAGCAACGTTGGCAGCCAATCCGGCTAATTTAACGTGAACAACATCGCCCACAGACATACCAGCAGAAGCTGGAAGGGTCCAAGTGCGAGCAGCCGAAATGGTAGCAGTACCGTAGTTGAACGACTCGGTGAGAGTGGCATCGGCATCGCCAATTCCATTAACACCGGCAGCAGCAGAGGTGCTCAACACACCATTACTAGCGGTAAGACCGGTACCAGCCATCGCAGCAACAAGGTCAGCAATGCTTTCCTTCTTAGAGGCGTTGGAGTCGTTGGCGTCGACAATAGCAAGGCTATCGTTAGCGACATCAACAGCAGCAGCACCCAACTCGTTAAGGTCAAGAGCCATCACTGCCGAAGAGGCAGACAGACCAACACCAGCGAAAAGAGTAGCCATATCGTCGATAGTGACCTTCTTAGGAATGTCAGAATCGTTAACATCAGCAAAAACGAACTCATCGAGCGTTTGAACTGCGGCAGCGCTTAAGCTTTGTGGATCAAACTGAAGCTTACCACCCGAAGATGCGAAGCCGGGCTCCGAAGCAACAAGTGCAGCTGCATAGTCAGCCATGGTGTCGCGGTGGAGTCCACCATCGGCATCGCGGAAATAGAAGCTATCAGCACTAACGTCAAGCGCCGTGTCCGAAGCGTCGATCTCATCGATGTAAGCCTTATCAACGTGAAGTTCAGCCCACTGAAGCGCGCTAGTGCCTAAGTCACTAGTAGAATCAGCGATTGGAATAAGATCAGAGTCGAAGCGACCGGTAACAGTAACAGTGTCTGTACCAGCGTTACCAAGGTCTACATTGCCCTGAACACCCAAAGAGCCGATAACCTCGACTAAGGTAGCTGTGATGTCAACATCACCGCTTGATACGATGTCTAGATCAGTACCATCGCCGGAGATATATTCGCCAGCGTTACCGAAAGCGAGCCTAGCTCCACTCGCGGCCATCACGCAGTTATTCGCTGCTTGATCGGTCAAAGTGAACTTAGACGTACTACCAATGTTGATGATTGCACCATCAGATAACAGATCGAGATCATCACCGATAACCGCACTTTTAGCAACACTCAAGCCACCATCGGTTTGCAAAGAACCGTCAGTAGTAGAAGTTGCCTCAGTGGTGTCGTCAGTTTTGAGAATAGCAGAGTAAGTACCGGTGGTACCAACAACCGCAGCGAAAGAACCGTTAGCAACTGAGCTAGCACCAATAACAGTGCCGTCGATGGCACCAGAATCGATGTCAACGTTGGTCATGTTTTCATTAGCACAATCCATAGCGCCGTTAAGCGTAGAGATAGCACCAGCTGTGGCAGCTAACACGTCAATGTTTGCAGTTCCGTCTAGATAAAGATCTTTCCACTCTTTACCGGACGCACCAAGGTCAAATGAATCATCATCTGTTGGAGCGAGAGCACCACTAAGTTCAGCGGTACCTACTTGAAATTTATAAGCCATTTAAAAACCCTCCATATTATAAGTTTTATATTTAGGCGAACAGGCGCCATACACCAATCCCCCGAAGAGTCGTGATACAAGGTGCCCGTCCACTCATAAATAGTCTGTAGAAAAGTCTGAAACTCTAGTAAATGAAGTACTTCGAGATTCCATCACAATAAAGCTGCACTGCTGCAAAAGATGAGCCCAAAACAACTGAATTTTGACCATCGATTAAATTGCCCCCTTGAGTATTAACGGTAATCGGCTTGGTTATTCCTTGACCGCCTTCGTCCTTTACTATAACTGTTTGTCCGCTTTGCATTGCATTAGCCACCGGCATTGTTATTATCACCGATCCAGCTGCTTCGGCAGTATCTACTCCCACATAATAATCACTAGTAGTGATAGTGTAGTCGTCGCTTACGGTTACTCTCTTGTACGATACCGATCCGCTCAACAGGGAGCTGCCAGCAACAGAGAGTTGATGATCTGGGGTGGCGTTAGAGCCGATCTGCACGCTGCTCGTTGTAAATGCTTTGGTGGCATTAATTTCTGTGAATATGCCCCCGCCAGAGCCACCACCACCGGGCAAATTGGTCAACATACTACCGTCGCCTTGAAAGTAGGAAGCCGAGATACCAATGCTTGCTGTTAATTGTCCAGTGACAGTGAGGATGCTACCATCGAATGTGAGATTAGTCTCGGACGTGAGAGCGTTAAAATCGCCACCAACATTGGTTACTATGCCATTGTTGACTGCATTGTCCAAACGCGGAACATTAATAACAGACGCGCCGTCCGAAGTGCTTAAGTTGCCTGACACCACGTTAGCGATGATAGAACCACTAGCGGGAAGATAATTTTGTGCGGCGGTAAGTGTGCCCGATACTGCATTATATGCCATTCATGGAGTCTCCCTAAATATAATTAGAAGACAAACCAATTGGTACCATTTGAATACAAACTAATTGCTGGCATTGTGCCGGATAATTCATAAGAAGCCGCCCCGTCAATCAGATCTCCCGATCCCGCAGAAGCCGTAATGGTGATGGCACCGGTGCGACCGGTATTCTCATCTTTAAAAACATACACTCCGCCAGCTGCAGCGGCAGAGGCGCTATGTAATCGAAAAGTTATATCTCCTCCCGCCGTAATTCCATAAATATAATTTGCCACCGACGAGGTTTGATTGTTCGCTGAAATGGCTGTGTAGCCGCCGCGGAGTCCTGTGGTGTATGTTTGATCATTTTCTACTGTTAGTGTCGAGGCTGCGCCGGCTTTGCCCACATAAAGGCTACCAGTACGAATATGTACATCATCGGTACTATCGCCAAACCTAGTGGAGCCAGTTGTATCAATCTCAGCAATATCTTTAATATGGTAGTGACTGGCAGACAGAGTACCTGAGACTACGAGAGTTCCAGTCAACACCATCGTATTGGCGGCGAAGTCGCCCGGGTTGGTGGACGAACTATAGTACATCAAGCTAATGCTACCGGTCGTGTTTCCCGAACCGCTTAAATATTGTATTGAACCTACGGGTCCGTACGCACTACCATCCGCACTTCCCGAATCTCCACAATCTATATATGCCCAACCAAACTTAGCCATGGGCTTATCCTACGCCTGCTGAACCTGACCAGCTTGGACCCTTCGAGCCGCTACACTTGTTAGCATCTATCGAAGTAAGTCCTGCAACAATATCAACATTTGAAGATCCAGAAAGCCAAAGCTCAGTTACCTTAAGCTCCAGCGGTCCCTCAACTGAAGACTGCCCGGGCGCTCCGCCGCGTTTTGAAATGGTGAAGTTGTTGGTTCCCATTAATCCAGCCTGAGAAAAACCAACCGTTGCAGCCAACCCTGTATCATTATTAATTATAGCTACCCATCGGGTCACAGTAGGGAACTCTACTTTGACACCATCGACGCCATTTGCGGTGGTATCCAAGGAACCAGTGGCCCATGGTCTACCGCTTACCTGATAGGCAGGTACATAATTTAATCCGACCTCAGCTTGCCATGATGGTCTCCAGTTATTCGCCATATTATAAAACTCCTAAATTTGTTATTCTCTTATAAATAGTCATCTCTTTTTTCTATTACGCCTTTCTTGTGCTCTAATTAATTTTTGTTTCTCTCTATGTCTGCGTCGTGCTGCTCGTGCTTGCTTTTCTTTCTTAGCTTCGGAAGGCTTCTTGTGGTACCTCTTGTCCCTTACTTTTTCAACTATTTTCTCTTTTTTGCATTTTTTTATAAATCGACGAATCATTCTTTCGTGATTTCCTCTACAGCTTTGCGCGGTGACTTTTACGTTTGATGTTTTTCTACCCATAGTATTACTTCATCGCCTTCCACATTTTAGCGGCGCCGCCCATGATAGAACCAATATCGACTCCGGGATCTCCGGGCTCACCGAGATCAACGGCGCCGGCTTTGGGTGTTGCAACTTCACGTGATGTAAAAGGAGTAGTATCTTCAAAAATATTCACCCCATTATAGGCATCCTTTCCGATTGCATCTAAAAGTGCCTGTTTTTGCTCTTTGAGTTGTTGCTTTCTTTGTGGTGGCGGCGACTGATCGTAGACAGGTTGTTGTGCGGATTCCACCATGGGAGCCGCTTGTAGACCTTTGGTTACTTCAGTTACCACATTAGCCAAAAGACCCTCCTCGATAAGAATCTCATTAATACATTCTTTGATTAGGGGCTTTATTACTTTCTTCAGTTCGTGTTTTTTCATATAATCCTACTCTTCTTCCAAGATCTCATTCAAGAGGCGATTGATTCTATCGCCCTTAGTAAAGACCTTAGATTCATTTAAATCTTTAACTTCCTTCATCATGAAGGCGCCGGGGGTGGATGGTTCTGAAACCATATCAAAGCAGATTAATTGAAAGTCGTCTTCTACGATCGTCTGTCCGCCGGATTCCGATACCGATCCCATTCCTCGGGAAGACACTCCCACCGTTACGCCACCATTTACTAGTTCTTGTAAAATTTTACCTGATGGAGTGTTGAGGACCTTCATTTTGCCCATTACGTTTTTACCCTCCATCCACATCGCTGTTACCGAATGTGATACATTCTTTAAATTAATTACTGAATCGTCTGGGTGATCCAATTCGCCAAGGGCGCGCGCTTCTTTTATAAGCTTCTGATAATTCTTCACTTCTCGCTCCATAACTGCGTGAGGGTACACTCTTCCGTTGCCGTTTTGTGTCTCAGTCATCTGCATGATGCCTGACAAAATCATGCCACCTTCGGAAACGTATCTCTTTTCATCTTCTGTCAAAAGATCCTGACAAACTCCACCATCGCAAAGGGCATAATACTCTCTTAATAATACTTTGCTCATAGCTAAGATCCCTTACAGCAGTGTCGGACTGGCTGCAGCATCCACTTTTGTGTCCAAATGTTTGTGTTCATGTTTAATTCCCTCGTCTCCGATAATCATGTTTAAGGCGTAAGATGTTCCTGATGATAAACCACCCAGAAGAAGGGCGTTTACTACACTTACATCAAAACTAAATAGTTCTGTAAATGGAGAAAGAAGCATTAATAACCAGCCAACGTGGAATCCTACGCACATTGGGCACTTAAATAATTCTCCAAGCAGTCCTTCTGTTGGTCTTACTTTGTTTAAAATTGTACCATAGACAATCCCTTGTGTTAAACCATATGCACAGAGTATGAATATTACAATTTCCACTTATTCTCCCGCAGCTATATTGTGAACAGTGTTACCCGTAGAGTTTCCTATTTGTCTATCGGCTAGCCATTGTTTAATGACCTCGTCCATATTGGGAATGGGAGTGTTGGGGGCTTCAGATGCCATCTGCTCTACTTCGGGCATTTTTTCTTCTATGAACGCCTCTTCGAGTCGATCATCAATTAGCTCTTGAAAACCATCGCTTAAATTAAAGGCTGCCAATACAGGATTGTTGGCAGTTACTTCATCTGGCTTTTGGGCATATATTCGGAAGATCTTTGTAGCTGCATCGCCGACGCTCTTTAGGGTGCCGGCAAACGGTATCATGTCCTGCAGAAGCGCAGCCACTAGATCTTTGCCAGCATCGCCCATCACGTCCAGAAGCTGTGCTTCGCGGTCTTTGTCTAGTTTTCCTTGGGCTTTAAGTGCTGCGCCTTGGGTTATGACCTTCAGTTGAGCCCAAGTCATTGGCGCTTTTTTTGGTTCAATTTTAAGTTCAGAGAGGTAGCTGTCCCAGTTTTCCATTATTAGCTTCATGTGTGTCACACTACTTTCTCCTAAATCGTATACAGGTAATTGAGCGCGTAAGGATCTCTGACATAGCCGGGTCGGATCGACCCCTTCTGGTCCGCTTGTGGAACTTCGCCTAGTTCGGTGGAGTCTGCCTTATCCGGCTTAAGTAACTCATCGTCCGACATCGATACGATGGCTTCGGTTTGTTCAAAGTAGGGTCTCTCTTCTTCGATAAAATTCGAGATATTAATCAATGTCAATTTTGGTGCACTGATATCTTCTGAGAGGGGCGTCTCAAGGGTTGCCTCGAAAGATCCAAAAAACGAACCGGCTTGAATAGTTTCAGGAACTACAAGTCCCTTCTTTTGTAGAAATGCAAACAATCGGTTTTGGGCGCCGTATGTTAAGTCATTCATGGTCTCTTTGGGGAATACTACTACTTTGTTCTTAGCGGACGATAGGACGATATCAATATCCCCATGATCAAAAATCATAACATCTCCAGATAAACTTTTTCGAGCATCTATCTCTAGGCGCACTGTTTTCTCGTTAACGCCTTCGCCTATTCTAATTACGATTGCCATCTTCAAAAATTTCCTTCACTAATTGTTGGGTCCTCAACACTGTATTAATAACATCTTCATCAGGAGCAGCTCGGCGGTAAGACTCTAGTTTGACAATAAGGGTGTTTGTCTTGTTGGACATGGCTTCATCTGATTGTATGATTTCAGATTTAGATGCTTTCCTCAACATCTCACTAATACGGGCGATCTCTTCATTAAGAAAATTCTTTAATTCTAGTGCGTTATCAGAAAATGAATTTATATAACACGCTAAGAGTGTTCGCTGCTCATCTAAAAGTTGATTGTCGTATTTATCATTAAACTTTTTAACCAAAGTTTTGTAGACAACATCATCAATTTCAGCGGTCGGTGGCGGCGAATCCGGGACACCGAGCATACTCTCTATAATATGAGACTCTAAAATAACTTTATTCTTCGGAGACGTCTTGGCTGAAAACATCTGTGCGATGGTTGCCAGTGTCTTATAGTTTGGAACGTAGTTCATAAATACTGTGGTGGATATCTCACGATTAATGTCGTTAATGAGAGCTGTCTGTTCCTTGAATAGTTGTGGTGCATCTATGGCTTCTTTTTTTCTTTTAGCTTCCGATATAATTTGAGATGACATATCGCGATCTCTGACAACTCCCTCATACAAGGAACGATAGCAATCCAAGTCTGCACGCAAGAGCGAATCGGCTGTGAAGTGTTTTTTAAGTAGCGTGATGATCTTATGGTGGTTTTCTTCGTCGTGTTTCAAAATCGCTAGCGTCCCCTCGCGCAGAAGCGCCTCATAGACAAATGCGGTATTTCTTTTTTTATTGTGCTTTGCTTTCATCATTTTGTTCCTTAGTTGTTTCTTCTTTACTCTGGAGCCCTTCCAGTAAGGTGCGCACACTATCTCCTATTTCGAACAATTTGGTCTCTTCAGATTGCTCTCTTACACTATAAGTAGATTGCTCCTCCTCGTAAATACCAGTAGCCAAGCCACCCATCTTAGTTATCGACCCTAACTCTGAATAACCGGGCATAATATTTCTTATGGTGCTGGAGCTTTTTTCCTTAGAGTGTTTGGATGCGTATGACCTCGATCTAGCGCCTGCAGAGCGCTTGTCTGTCTTAACGGGAGTGTAGACTTTTCCTTTAGCACCGGGCGTGAGGCGCGGAGCATTTCTAGATCCGGGAGGTACCGCCAAGAGTGGAGAATCATCACCTCCCCCTTCATCGCCACCAGCGTCAAGGTCAGCATCACCAGCCGGCATCTCTTCCGGGCCACCCAAGTCTAGGTCTCCGCCAAGATCTCCGCCAAGGTCTCCGCCTAGATCACCACCTAGGGCGCCGGCAGTTTCGCCGGCAGCTGCGGCTTCAGCAACCTGTTGGAGTGACGCGTCGTGCTTGCGATCGTAATACATTTCTCTTTGGTTGCGAATGAACTCTTCATGAGACATGCCAAATACATTTTCAGTTACCCAGCGACGAGAGAAATAGCCCTCTGTGGCTGAGGCGGCAATATCAAACTTCTGCTTCCAGTGTTCAATCTCTTGAAGTTCGGCAATCTTTGACGGATTGTTTAACGACAAGCTAAACGCCAACAAATCATCGCCGCGGAAGCCGAGCGTATAAAGATGAATAATTCCAATCTTAGTCAACTCTGCAACTATAACTCTCTGCAATCGTTGGATAGTGCGAGAAAATCGGATATCTTTTTGTGCCAGAGTGGTCTTATCTTCTTCGGCGCCCTCGCCCATAGTCAAGTATGATTGAGGAATTTTTAGCGCGGAAAAGAGTTTGTCGCGCAGATACTTAATATCATCAATGGCTGTAATGTTTTGTGCACCGGCAAGTGACTGAATTTCTGTTTGTGAGCCTGCGCGCACAGGAATGAAATAGTCCTCTTCAATACTCATTGGATTGTACCGTAAATCAATTTTACCGTTATCCGGGTTAACAACCGAGTGTCTCTTCAGTTGACTCACGATTTTCTCCATATACTGTTCCACATCTTGCGGTGGAATAGAGCCTACATCAATCTTAAACACGCGGCGCTCAGACGAACGAACCACGCGGTAAGCCATCATCGCATCTTCCATCAGTGTAAGTTGACGCCAAATACGACGAGCCGGCTCAAGAATAGATGTGCCATATGGTGCGTATTTGTCATTACCGAGAATGCGGAAATGTGCAACTTGCCAGTTTTCAAACGTCATACCAGCAGAGTTCCACTGATATTGGATGTAGTTGGGGTTGGTTGAATCTTCACCCTCAAGTCTTTCGATTTCTGCCGGAGGTAATGCGATGACCGATTGTATTCCGTACTTGTCGTCGATATCTAAATACAGAAAGAAGTCTCCGTACTTGCACATGGTGCGCGCCCAGCCAAAAAGATTGTATTCGACGTTAAGGATATTCGAATAGAGAATTGCTAGCACCGCTTTAATCTCTTCATTGGGGCAATCAATGTTTAACATGGGTCGTAGATCAGAATAGGTGGTCATCTCATCAGCATAGATATCCATAGTAGATGCAATTTCCGGCATGTACTCCATCTGGTCGAAGTCAACATATCTCTCGCTTCGGCGTTGGTTTTGAATGGCGTTGGACGCAATATTGTCCAAAGGATTGTATACTGATTTCTTAAACTGTTGACCCGACGCTGATTTAAATCGCGACGAGAACTTATCTAGATGTTGTCTTCTGATTCTGCGGCCGCTCTGAGAGCGGTAGCTTATAATTGGTCCGGAAAACAGACGCGTGAGCGCCTTAAATAAATTTGCTTGGGGGTTTTTAGGGTTTTTGTCTGCTGGCATTTATTTTCTCACTTTATAATCCATTTAAATTGGTCATATAGATGTTTGGCATCATTCATTTTATCAAAGATGTTATCTTTTTTGTAGCCTGTTTGTCCTTTAATCTGTGTGTTCATGGTTGTCTTACTGGTGTAGATTGCTCCAAGGAAAGCTTTTTGATAATTTAAATCTCTGGCGTTAGCTTGTAGGGCGGTGTCTCTCACCCAACACGCAATGGCTAATGCCATAATTAAATCATCATGATAACCTCCCATGGCTTGCGGCTTTCCGTTCTTCCAAATAAAAGTCTTCATCTCGTTAATTGTACGAGAGGAATATACTTTAATTAGTTTATTTCTGATAAACTCTTCTAATTTCGCCACTATTAGAGGGCGCGTTTTCATCGTGGTGGTAAATCCGGGTACGGCTGATTGACGAATTTCTGCCTGATGTTGTTCGATGTATTCGTGTGTGGACTTGATTGAGTGGTATAAATTTGGATATGCATATTCAAGCAGCTTGTCTAAGACTGAGTACCCTACGTTGTTGTTTTCAACCACGAGCATGCAGCTGCCGAATTCCCTGCCGGCTTGGTTGAGCATGTTTGCAAACGTGTCTAAAGTTGGTTTTCCTTGGTATTCTCCCACTACTTCCAGCGTCTCTAGTTTAATAATGTGGAAAGTTGAAAAGTCAGCACCATCACCTCTAGCAACATCAGCAACCATGAGATAATTGCACGTGGGATCGAATTCTTCCCAAATCCAAAAGTTTCTATCAAAGCCGGTTCTGTGTTTTGGCTCGCAAACATTTGATAGCAGCCATTCCATACAGTCCGGATCGATGACTGTTTCGCCCGAGGTATTGAAATTGCATGCCAGCTCTTGTGCGATTTGTCTCTTGGACATGTTCCTAGTTTCTTTCTTGAACCATTCTTCGTCACGATCCGGGTGGACCTGCCATGGGAGAGTGGTTAAGTTAAAGTTATTGGCGCCGGCTTCAGAGTCCATGCATGTTTTGTGAAACCAGTTACCAACACCATTGGGAGTTGATAGGGCGATACACCGACCACCAGTCGAGAGCGTGGGATATAGTCCTGTCCACAAATCTTCTAGCCCGTCGATGTGTGCAGCCTCATCCAATACTAAGAGCGACAGTGCTTCTGAACGACCTGCATCGCCTGACGTAGACGCAGCTTTTATAGACGAACCGTTTGATAATTCAAAAGAGTTTCTATTATCAACTGAAATACTGGCGATACGCAACCAATCTGGTACGTTCCTCATAATGTTTTTTACTTTCTTGACTAAGTTTCCGGCTGTCGCGAACTTGGTTGCCATGACAAGAATCGCCTTGTCTCTATGAAACAACATCATCCAGACAATATAGCCGGCAGTAATTGTAGATATACCTAATTGGCGCGCCTTAAGAATAACGTTAAAGCGATAATCATTAAAATCCTTCAGGAGATCGTCCTGAAAATCATAGGTGTTAAATAAAATTAACCCGTGTAGAGGGTGAGATATTCTAGCATAATTGTTGAGAAAATATGAAGGGTCGTTTCCACACTTTAATATCTCTTGAACTCTTTGCTTCTTGTCTAATTGGAAACTCATACATTCTTCAAGGCAACCACAACTTCTTCGCGATTAGCTAAATCGCCTTCACCGTCAAGAACCACTATCTCTTCAAAACCATCTCTCCACGCTGCGTCAACTATTTGCGCGTCAGTCATCTCATCAAATCCGTGAGGATCGAGCGCGTTGTACATTTCGTCTTCGCCTCCCATATCATGATAGTGACCCTCTGATATTACTTCGCGTATAAGCTTCATCAATTCTTCCATCTTGAAGCCTACTTGTGGGCGACCTTCGGCGCCGGGAGTGTAGAGCGTTTCGGGTTCCTCTTCTGCGGGACCCATCTCTACGCCGGGGATCTTCTCAAATACTGCCTGAAATAAGTCAGCCACCTCTTCTGGTGGCAAGCCTTGGATCAGATCCATAAGCTGATCTTCCAAAGGTGGGCCAGCACGATCTTGGAAGCCGCTAACATCTCGCTCTGGAGCGTCATCTGACGGGATGTCCGAAGGTCCAAGGGGCATCGTGTCATCAGCAGATGGCGCAGGTTCGGGGGTTGGTGGTAACTCGGGGGGATCCGGGATTTCTCGATCGTCATCTACCCAGTCGGGCTTTTCGCCGCCCTTAACCCAAGCAAGAAGATCGTCCACTTTGTCCTCGCTAAGTATAATACCTTCTTCGGCGGCATATTCTTCAACAATTATTTTGTAAAGATGTTGGCGACTTATCTGCATCTTGTTCTCCTATTTCTTAGATCTGGTGTCGTTCTTGGGGCGCTTGCCCTGCCAGCCACCTTGATCCAAGAAAGTCTTCCAGCTGCGATCAACGCGGTCAGTAGATTCTTGTGCATCATTCATTTCTTCACCAAGACCACCAACTTTATAGTGCTTCTTGGCTTGTACCCAAGTTCTAACACGCGAAGAATTTTGAACCATCACATCGACTTCGCCTTCTTCGGTAAGAGTAACTGACTCTCCTGTGATTTTCTTATATTCTTTTTTAAGCCAGCCGGATATATCAGTTAATCTTTGATCTATCTCTTGTTCAAAGCCGCTAGCGTAAACTTCCTTCAATTGAACTTCTGATTGGTATGTTAGGCACATCATGTTTCCATAAAACTTCACATTAAACCCATCCATGACCCTCTGATCAATCAGAGCATCACCCTCTTCTCTTCGTAAAATTCCGTCGTTTGCCGGCTCATAATCTTCGCCGAGGGCGCCGTCATATGAATTTGCGGCGGCTTGCGCCAAACCTTGGATTATTTCGTAAACTGTAGCCATTAATGATCTCCTCTCATTTTCTTATACTCTAAATAGTGTTTAACTGAGGAAAGGTAATCGGATGCTTTTGTAATTTTAGCTTGAACCCAGCTATCCAATTCTTCTCCATCTTCTATCATTTGCTCTAATTCTGTTGCGTATTCTGCAGTGCGATACAACTGAGACTTTGCCATGCGTCCTTCTCCGTCTTCGATTGAGTCTGAAGTACCAGAGGCGAGCGGATCGTCGGGGCTAGGAGAGCCGCATTGTTCACTTACTGGTTCTTGTGGTGCCTGAGTGGTGCTGGGTACAATTTGTTTTTGCAACATCTTCATTACTCTTTGTAGGGTTGCTTTTTTGTTGTTCAGTTCCACGCCGGGTAGCTCAGCGAGGTTTAACAAGAATTGATCTATCTGCTGTACTATTCCTCTTTCCAAGTTGGAGAGTTCTGGGTTTGCTTCTTTTCGTTGCTCTTTGCCAGATGCCGCAAAGCTAGCTCCACCCATTGAGGACGTAGTAATCTTTTGTGGATCTTGTTGCTGTTCTCTTAATACTTCATAAATAAGAGACTCAAGGTTTTGTGGTGTCAGCTTCATTGGGGCGCCATCCTTCTGTCCATCTTTCTTCTCTTCCTTCTACGTGTTGAATATAGCATTTGTAACAACAATCGAATTTGATGTAACAAACGTCGTCCATGGATTTCTTTGGAAAAGCACCACAGACTGAACAATACTTTAGAGATTCTCTATTAAATAGTTTTTTTGACACCTTTATACCATTTATATCTATTTTCTCGCAATACTCTTCGTTTTTGGATGTTTTTTGATAAAGCTCTTTCATTTGCTTAAGGTATTCTTTTTCTTTTTCTTCATCCCAATTGGCGCGAGGATTTGCAACAGCTTCGGTGCCATATTTTTTAGCAATAGCTTTTTCAATTGAGGCAATTTGATCTGTGTTTTTATTTTTCATCTAAAGCCTTATACACTCCGTAGGACCCAGCAGTGCCAATTACAATCCCACCAGCAAAATATAGCCACTTATATCGCGGAGAGGTCTTCTTCAGCGCGGCAGCTAATAAGTCTATTTCTTTATCCTTTTGAATTATAAACAAATCGTATTCATCTGTTAAGGATTTATGTTTTATTTTTAAACTTTCTATTTCGAACTTGTGGGTTTCTTGTAATTTTTCTATCTCATAGTCTACTCTTATCTGGCAGGCGTATGCTGCAATGTCGTAGTCGGATAGGATTGTCGATATCGAATGCTCATCAAACAAAACACCCTCAAAGGGCGCTGGTTGTTTGTATTCTAGAAAAGTAAACTTTGCCGGCTCAGTGGCATTTGCGGTCAAGGATAACATTAACATTAATTTAAGGAACATACTCGATCCCAAAAGTTTCTTCTATGTCTTTAATCAGTTGTTCTCGATCGCTATTGAATTTGTTTCGATATTTGGTCTTCTTATCTTCTCTTAATTCTTTGATCATCTGCAGTGAGTCTTCATAGTCTTCTTCGATTGCTGCCAAGGATTCGAGATAGTTCTCCGTTAGGAGGCGCCTTTCCTCTATTTCCCGAGCATGTATTTCCTTAAGCCCTTCTATTTGAGCTTCGTGGGACTCAGCTTGGGTTTCGTACGCCTTCTGCATTAGTTTGTAGTCGTTTCTGTTTTTAAGGCCCACAACGATTAAAAGCGATACGATGAGTATCGCTTTCCAATTCTTTAACGCAAAATCTAATATTCGTTTTTTAATCATTGTATCCCCGTAATCTAGCAATGCCGTCGATAACTGTTTGACCTCCGATGTAGATTGCTGAAATGACCACCCAATCTTCGCTAGTCACATGACCTGCAAGAGTTAGTCCTGTTGCGGTTAACCAAACCATGAGCTTACGAGAGGTAAGTTTTGCTAGCCATGTATCCATAAATGCTTGTGCTTTAGCCATCATTAATCACTCCATTATCGAGTCCGACCGGACTCCTCCCTTTCGGGTCAATCATCTTCTTCTATTTTGGATGTGCACATCTCTTCTGCCTCTGCGGCTGATAAGCTATCGGCGCGCTCAGATGCAGGCTTATCTTTTTGTGCGCATGCCCAACGCCGTTGTTTTTCCGAAGATACTTCGTCAAGCTCATCTTCTCCCTCGGCTGCTGTATCGATTTTTGGTACTGCTTCCATTACCGCTTGAAGATCTTGTACCGCTATGTTTTTTACGAATGCGCGGCTTACTTTCTCTTCCAAGCCCAAGTCCATTAAAAAAGCCATTGCGCGCGCTTGTATTTCTGAATCCATAATGTCTGATGGATTCGTGGGAGGGAATCGCTCTAGGGCGCCCAGACCACCGGTCATACCGCCCATGTTCGAAACTTGCCCATCGCCCTCATTTAAATGCTTTCGCCAGTTTTCAAACAGTTTTTTCATTTTCAGGAATCTTCCGCTTTGGTAATCTTCATCATCTAATCGCACCCATAATCGCACCCAAAAGATATGCTATGCGCTTTTTTGAAATCACCTACCGAAGCGGCAATACTTTTTTTGGTGCAAGGTCCATCGTACCAAGCATCAAATAATTCTTTAATTTGGGCATTTCTAATTTCACTGGGGCGTACGCCTTGCTCAAGCAAAACTTCCCACAAAATTTCACCAACTAGTTCGGAGTCATCTTCCTTCAGCGCCGGCGCATCTGGTGCTGGTGGGTTTTCTGTGATATCCTCGTGACTAGTCTTGCTCAGCCATGATTTGATTGTGTCTAATAATCTCTTCATGTTAATTATCTCAACCTGCTAGCAATCATTTCAAGTTGCCCTTGTAAATTCAAGAGAGCGTTTCTCATTTGTTCGTCTGCATGACTAGCCAAGACAGCTACTTCTCCAGCCAAGTCAAGCAAAAGATCGCTGGACCCCCCTTGTTCGGCTATGGCAGTGTCGGGCTCGGATTCACCTTCTTCAAAGTACTTGCTTTTTTCTGGGGGATAGCCGGCATCTTCGCGTGCACGACGCATGCGCTCTTCTTTCTCGCGGCGGTGTTTACGTGCTTCGTCCGTTTCAGGCTCGACATCTTGCCTGTTTGAGTATCGGGATTTCCAGTTTCCAGCCGAATCCCACGCTTCGTTAATAGTTTCTGTCTTCTCATTCATAAACCAACGAGGGTCAACTCTTTTTGTGTTTTTTCTTCTAGCCATTATATTATTCCTTTTAAGTTGCTAATCCATTCATACTTAGTATCATTATAGCGATTTGGCAACCTCATACCAGTTACCTTTTTTGCCGATCTTTTTTGAATCAAGAAGGCTCGGATCTTGTTCAATCCCGTCTGCTAATTTCATAAAAAGCTCTTTAAATTCTTCTACATTCTCGGGGGCAACTTCACCTAATGCTTTTTTGAAGCTGACTCTTCCGGAATACTTGTCCCATTCTTCACCAGCTGCACCTTTGCGCAAATAGTCAGACAAATTCGTACCGCGAAAACCTGTATTTCCTTGTGCGCGTGCATTAAACCATGCATTGATGTATGATGCAACGTTCCTGATATCACGCGGCAGGTTGTCTTGCGGCTCTGCGGGCGCATCAATATCAGCAACAGCACGACCGGGTTCGTAATGCCCTTGGGCTCCGCCTTCGTTTAAGTCTTGTTTGGCGCTTTCCATCTCATCCTTGTGGCGCTCAAGCCAACGCTCTGCTTCTTCATCGGAAAGATCAGTAGTTAAACTCTTTAGTGCTTCCTTAGCACTTAGTCCTGTTTTCTTCATCTTTTTAACGACATGTTGGGCTGAATGTGGTACAGCTGCTTCGTTTAAATGCTTTCGCCAATTTTCAAATAGTTTCTTCATATTGTTAATCCATTCATGTTTAAATATCTTGATGCTTTCCGTGATGTGGTTTGCCAAGTTCTGCAAAGATCTGAGAAATCTCAATGAAAGCTTCTTTGCCGGGGCGACCCATATGCTCAAGACCGCTCTCAAGTGAACTCGCAATCTGATCTATGCTGAAATATTTCAATGCGTTTTTCATATCTGCGGCAAGTTTTGTCTTATCAACCTCAACATCGTCGTTGTAGAAAGGATCATAAGGCTCTGACATATCCGGGTACTTCTCTGGTTCGGGCTCTGGTTCGTAAACGCTTTGGCCCCCGGGGGCGTCGAAGTTAATTGCCTCTTTAATTGTTTCTGTCTTCTCGTCCATAAAATAACGAGGATCAAATCTTCTTGTGTTTTTTCTTATAGCCATTATATAATTCCTTTTATGTTGCTAATCCATTCATACTTAGTATTGCAATCAGACCGGGCACATTCTTTCTGACATAAACGCCAGAGAAAAGTGTCTCGCATCGACCGCCGACATAAGCGATTGCCGACTCAATATTTTTACTGACTTTTGGATCAGCTACCATCTCCTCTG